GTCCATTGCAGCGCGGGCACTCGTGTGTATGTTCGTGGTTAAGGTCCTCTTTCTTCCCCCAGCTAACCAACGTTGCATATATAGTTTGCCAGTCAATAGTTTCCCGCTTGCACAGACAAGCATAAGCTAACGTGCCGTTAGATAACACAAATAAAATCATCCATTGCTTCCCGCTTTTGCTTTTGAAACACTCCCCAGTGGCCGCGACTTTAACGTCAGTAACCCCTCGCTCGGTCATAATGCGCTCGATTGGTTCACGGAAAACACTCGACCATCCTAAAAATACGTCTCTCTTCGCCTGTAGTTCGTCAACTAATTTTTTGGTAAGCGGCATCTCTGACAAAACAGGCCTAAAATAATACAGTTCGTTCCCTGCCTTCTTGGGCTTTAGGTCCTCCGCATGCTCAACGTCACAGACCTTTTGCCAATAGTAATAACCTGCATCAGTCCAATTATCGGGGCCCTGGAAAAACCCGAAGTTGTCCCCCATCTTTGTCCTGTATATGGCGTAGAACTTCATACTGCAAAGGTAACACCAGAAAATAAATTCCCGATTAAAACGAAATTAAAAGTCAATTAAAATTTCATTAAAGGGAAAACCTGATCGCTTTCCTTCAGATCAGGACGCCAACCTGGTTGGTCGCTTTTTGTGGTTTTCAAAATTTGGAGATGATCGACAGGCCGGTTCCGCAAAACCGGTTCCCGGTTCGGGCAGGGGGTGGGGGAGGCGGGGGCGTAAGCCCCCTAACACATTTTTTTCATGTCCCCTGACACATTTTCCCCATCCCTCTGGCACATTTCTTTCACTCCTCCGACATATTTTTCTCATTCTGCCGGCACGTTTTCTTCGTTGTTTTTCAGTGCATTAATGTCTCCAATAACTCCTTAATAGTTTCATATTCAGGATTTGCCCATGAATTTATAAATTCACCAATTAAAGTTTGTAATGCAAATACTGCTGATACCGTCAAACGTTAGTACACATCACTTGCTACTACTATCTGGCTGCTGCAAACAGGGCAGTCCATTGTTGTAATTTGATAGTGAGTAGTTTCGTTGTCATAAGCATCTAAAGATGTATTGTATCAACTAAGCTATTTGTTTCCTTGTCCATATAATTTATGTTCTTTCTAATCCCGTTCATCAAACATACTGAAAACTACCATCATCACAAGAAAAATAAAACTAAGAATATGAAGAAAAAAGAAAACTCCGGCCAGGATAACAGGCAGGAAAATAATGAACCAACTTGTATCTGTTATCCCGATAGCCCTGAACACAGCAAGGATCACCGTTATTAAGAATGAAAAAATAAGCAACGTTAGCCAGAAAGTTTTCCAATGCTTTTTGAAGTATTGTGTTTTCATAAAATACTTATTTTGTTAGCCATCACACAATTCATCACGTTACGTTTTTTATATGTTCTGTCATGATCCATGCAAACCGTTTCAACTGAACCATCACTTGCTTTTTAAGTCAGGATCGTTTTTCTTTTTTTCTGTCCATTCATGGGGATCATTGCGAAACGGATTAGCCCCACGCATCTCGGCTAAAACACAAAGGTTGTTCACTTTCTCCAACCATTTTTGTGGCCTGTCCGTCATCTCATGGATTGCGTTTTCGTACTCAAAAATCACCCGTATCAGTCTCCCTTTGTTCATTGGCCTGCTGTGTAAGATATGTTATGGTTTTGATATGGTCGTATAACGCCTCACGCAACCCCGTGTACCATGTTGTGCTTAATGGTATAACGAATGAAATTAATCGCTTGGTCTCCCAATCTATCCACGATATCGTCTCCCGTGTGACAGGCACACAAAGATAGCATTTCTCTTCAGGGTGGTACAAGATAGAGGGCATCATGTCAAGTTGTTCCAACAGCCAGATAATATCGCCTGTTTGCTCGTGAGGGAAGTCGGCAATTAACTGTTCAAGCACCTCCCGCACAAGGGCAGAGCAATCCGTCGTTTTCTGCTTCATCAGGGAACTTAATTCCATGATCTTTTTTCTGTCTGTCATATAAGGGATATAAACATGCTTGCGGTTATGATTTTATGAAATATAATTTTGTTTTTTACCTTCTTTTTTGCTTTTTCTTCATTTTCTGCGAGTATCCGTACTTTCATTTTCTTGCCGAATATTTCAAAATATACATCATAATTCTTCATGGCGCATAGGATGTTAAGTACAGTAAATTATATTTCCCCTCTATTTAACTTTTATCTTATTCAAGATTTCTTCTTTACGAAACAAAAGCCGTCTCCCAATACGGTAATAGGGTAATTTGCCATCTTGGACATATCGACATAATGTTATAAGATTACATTTCAACATAATTGCAGCTTCCAAACTTCCAATAAAATCCGATTTATAAATACCTTTTAAATAATAAGGGTTATTGACTGGCGTACAAACACCCATATCCTCAAATACATGAAATACCAAATTGCCTTCTTGGATTTGGAAAGTAGATATGTATTTCCGATTTATTCTCGCATAAGATGATATTGGATTCCCTGTCCCGAATATTTCAATAACCCTTATTTCTGTACGTACCTTTGGGTTAACTAATGCCCATAAACAAAGATTATCATCCTGTATTTGTGCTGTTAATATTTCTGCGCCTTTAGGCATTGAAATATCTTGTCTATCAGTTATTTCTAATTGATATTTCCAGATTTTTTTTTCCATTATATCATTGTTTTAAGTTTAAGGTTTGATTGAATAAATTATCACTAAAATATGCATTAAAAATCTTTCGTGCGCAAGCACACCGTGCAACGGTATCGTGTTGGCCATTTCCCCTTACCCCCTGCATACGCCCATAGCCGTATGCCTTTGCCATACTCTGCATCCTGAAACCAACTTGAGCATGTACACGGAGCCATGATGCTTGGTTTTTTAGGGGGTGCTGTCTGATGTTTCTGTTTTGCCATAATTCACTTTTATTGAAATGGGATTACTTTGCCCAATTCCTGTGGTAACCTTTTCGCTTTTTGTAAAATTCTCTCCGAGATCGCCGTCCATTCATGGCTCAGGCGGTCGTTTTCGATCAACAGGTGAAGGCGTTTGTTTTCCACCTCCAACGCACGGAACTCCGCCTCCATCTTGGATGCCATCGCTAACCGCTCTTTTCTGGCTGCCGTGTGAAGTTGAACATTGTTCTTTGATTCCTCTACCATCGCCCGCACGATATCCTCTTTCGTGCATCCCGCTTTGGCGCAGATTTCATCTATGGTCATATCTTTATGTTTTTTATCCGTATCTGTATTCTCCATGTACCGTTTGACGGTTCGTTAAACTCCGAAGTGTCGTCATCCGCCGAAAAGACAACAACTCCTTCTACGACCTGCGCCAAGACCTTGTTTATGCCTTGCGCCTGATCTGCGATCAATGCCTGTGCCTGCTCTGCCGTGAGGGGATCGATTGCCCCGTGGGTGGACGCTTCAAACTCTGCCTGTAACAAACAGTTGACTTGCATAACTTCAAAATTAAAAACGGGGGCGACAAGGCGAGACAAAACGCAAAGAACACAAGGAAAGAACGAGCGCCACTGCCACCCCCGTATGTCAGCTTGGGCTGTTGACAGGGCAAAATTAAATCAAAAACATGGCGTGGGATCGCCTTCTTAAAAAAGTTTTCAAAAGCCCTTTTGAAAATTTCTGAATAAACCCATTAAACCACAATCAGAAGTTTTTACTTTTGCCGTAAAAATCATCCTATGGCCGTCATGTCCATGAAGCGGTTTCGCCCGCTTGGGAACTTCGTTTTAGTGAACCCGCACAAAACAGAATCCGCCTCGCCAATCATCGCCCCACCCGGCGCAAAACCTGTAAATGCCTTTATCCGTGCAACCATTGTGAGCAAGGGGTCAAACGTGCAGGAAGTGAACAACCGGGACGTGGTGTTGCTGCCGGAATCGGTTGGGCAACCCATCATCATAGACAACTTCCAATATAAACTCGTCCGCATACAGGATATTATTGCAATCATATGAACCTGACAAAAGAGGATATCGCATCGCTACGCCCCTATGGGAACTTTGTGTTGGTGCGAAGCATAGTATCAATGGATACCATAATGCTTAGAGGGGAGAAAATATTTATCGATACATCTTATAAACCCGAACACCATGCCGAAGTGATCTGTGAGGTGGTGGCTGTCCCACGACGGCTCGTCTTTGACCGTAAAAGACCCGTCGGGGAATCAATGGAATGGCATTCTGCAATGGAATTGCACAAAGGCGATATCGTCTGGTGTAACTACCTTGCCGTGCTTAAAGGGAAAGAGAGACACATGCTCACGTGCGACGGACTAAAATACTTCATGGTGGAGTACTCGCAGATATACCTGAAAAAGAACAAACAGGATATCACCATGCTTAACGGGTGGGTGCTGTGTGAGCCGGTTTACAAAGAGAAAGAGCAGGTCGTGGTGGATGGTAAAACTATTGCCCTCCCTTCGGTTACAACACACAACCAATCACAGGGCATAGCCCGCCATACACAGTTCGGGAAGGTGAAATACATAGGACGCCCTGTGAAAGAATATTACTACGCAGATGCAGAGGTAGATGACGACTATATCCGTGTTGGGGATACTGTCATGTTTGTCACGCCGTTCAACCCACATCTTGAACACGAGTTGCATCATCATTTCGACGGCACGTCGCTGATTGTGAGCCGCCGCAGCCGGATAATGGGGATTGTAGAATTTTAATTCACCAAATAACCAATCTATGAACAAAGTATTTTTAATCGGACATGTAGGGACAGACCCCGAAACGATCACTATGCAGAACGGCGAGATCACAAAAGTTCGCCTCGCCACGAAAGAGTTTTACCGGGATGATAAGGGAGCACGCCAAAGCATCACTTTCTGGCACAACCTGATTTTCAAGAACAACCTTTCAGAAGCAGCCGCAACTATGATCAAGAAAGGCATGAAGATTGGCATTGAAGGGGCGATACGGTACAGAGAGATCGAAAAAGACGGCGCTAAACAGCGTTTCACGGATATCATGGTGTTCGATTTTGAACTGCCTGCAAAAGAATCTGAATGATGGTAACTTTCCTCGACGAATCCAATAAGGTCTTTTATGCTGTCATAGAAAAGCGGAATATGGGACGGCAGATGGAAGAGATCAACCGGCAGTTTCCCGGCGACAAAAACATCATCATCATCAACAATGAATCCTACCGGAATGAGAACGGGTATGCAAACATAGCCAGGAAGATCACGGTGGATTATACCACCCAAAACCTGGTGTTTTTTGAACTTTTAACATGATTAAAATGCTTATTCACAGGTAGGTTTTGTAATACATTATCTTTGTAGTGTCAACAAATTAAAAATTGGAGAAACGATAGATTTTAAGTCAACAAAAAAAACAACACGGTCGAGGGTGGCGGTCAGATGGGACTCCAGCCCTGTTGACTACTGACCTCCCCTTCGCCGTTGTTGTAAATCTAAAGCTGGAGAAATGAAAAAAGACACTTTCTATTTTTCGCACGATTACGAACCAACAGCCGACCCTAAAATACAGGCGATGTTGGGGGAGTTCGGCGCTGTTGGATATGGTTTGTATTGGAGGATTGTTGAAATGCTGCACTCCGACGCAGATCATAAACTGGCAAAAAAGCAATATATCTACATTGCCCTGTCTAAACAAATGTCAACAAGTGTTGAACATGTGTCAGCATTTGTTGACAAGTGTGTATCTGTTTTTGAACTTTTCGTGGAGGATGAAAACTTCTTTTGGTCTGAACGTGTATTGAGAAATATCGAAAAAAGAGAAAATATTTCAAAGAAAAGATCATTCGCTGGGAAAAAGTCTGTGGAATCAAAAAAAATAGGTATTGATAATCAAGAAGTTTCAACATGTGTTGAACATATGTCAACAAGTGTTCAACAAAATTCAACAAAGGAAAGGAAAGGAAAGGAAAGGAAAAGAAAGGAAATAAAAGAAAAGAAAGAAAGTAAAAGAAAAGGTGTCTATAATATGTTTTTGCCTGATCCGGAAATTAATGAATTTATACAGTTTTTTACAGATAATGGGTTTGATAAAAATATTGCCGAAGAAGCATGGCATAGATACGATGCAAATAATTGGCACGACTCAAATGGTGTTAAAATAGAAAACTGGAAACGGCAAGTAAAATTGGTTTACTTTAGAAAAGAGAATAAATCAAAAAACGAAAAACCCAAAGTTTGTCATTAATGAAAGTAAAAAGTAGTATAACAGGAAGTATTTACGAGGTGGATATAAGACGAGTTGGCCAGTCAAAAATCATCTGCCCTGAATGTTCACACACAAGACGACACACAAAAGACCGTTCATTGTCGTTCAATTCAAAAAACGGCATAGGCCATTGTCATCACTGCAATGCATCGTTTTTTGAATACAGGCCTTATATAGAGAAAAAGCAATATATAATCCCGGATTGGAAAAACAGGACAGAGCTTTCCGACAAGGCAGTAAAATGGTTTAATGGGAGAATGATTTCGCAAGAAACGCTGAACAAAATGCAGATCAGTTCAGCGATGGAATATATGCCACAGGTTGAAAAAGAGACAACAGTTATCTGTTTCCCATACTATTACAGGGAGAAACTTGTGAATATCAAATTCCGTGATGGGGCAAAAAATTTCAAAATGGTAAAAGATGCAGAGTTGGTGTTTTACAACCTGAATTCTATTTTGGATCAAAAAGAATGCGTTGTTGTCGAGGGGGAGATCGATGTGCTGTCATTTATTGAAGCAGGTATATGCAATGTGATCAGCGTGCCAAACGGGGCTTCTGGCAGGACAATGGAATATATTGATAACTGTTACAATGAATTACAGTGGATTGAAACATTTTACATAGCTGTCGATAATGACCCTGCCGGCGTTGCCCTAAAAGATGAACTTGTCCGTAGGTTTGGGACAGAGAAATGCAGGATTGTGAATTTTAAGGATTGTAAAGATGCGAATGACTATCTGATAAAACACGGCTCTGTGGAATTAAGGGGTTTGTTGTCATCGGCGACAGAACTCCCGATAAAAGACATTGTAAATTTTGAGGAGATTTATGATTCTGTCTATTCTTTGTATCAAAACGGACTACAACCAGGACTAAAAATAAACGATCCTGAATTTGATAAACTGCTTACATGGGAACGTGGACGCTTGTACCTTGTTTCAGGGATACCAAGTCATGGGAAAAGTTCGTTTGTTGATTTCCTTGCAGTAAAACTAAACATCATTCATGGTTGGAAATCAGCATATTTCTCCCCTGAAAACTTCCCGATCCAAGTTCATTTTGCAGGCATCGCATCTTTGATAAGCGGGAAGCGGTTTAACACAGCAGATATACCGCAAAGCGAATTTGAATCCATTTATTCCCACATAATCAACAACTTTTTCTTCATCTATCCTGAAGATGACATAACCATAGAGAATATATTAGAGAAGGCAACATATCTTGTGAAGCGTAAGGGGATAAAAGTTCTTGTGATTGACCCATACAACAAACTTGAGCATACAAGGAACAGGAATGAATCAGAAACAGAATACATAAGCAGATTTCTGGACGCACTATCTATGTTTGCAAAGAAAAACGACTGTGTGGTTGTTCTTGTTGCCCACCCCACAAAAATGCAGAAAGAAAAAGATGAAGAAAAATACAAAGTGCCAACTCTTTACGATGTATCGGGATCAAGCCATTTTTTCAACAAAGCGGATTTTGGGATTATTGTTTACCGTGATTTCATAGAAAAGAAAATAACAGTTTATGTTCAAAAAGTGAAGTTTAAGCATCTTGGCCATGTCGGGGAGGCGGAATATATGTACAACCTTGTGAATGGGAGGTTTTATGAACACAACGGCAATCCGGATCATAGTACATACATGGGGCGTGATTGGTCTGTGAAAGAAAATAAATCAACCCGATACAACCCAAATGAATATATCGAACCAGAATCCGTAATACCTTTCTGATGGCACTATGCAGCACCATACACAAAGGGGTGAAGGTATATTACTTCGGCGACAGGTTTTTCACCTATAAGGGGAAGACGTTTGAGATCATCGGGACGGAATCCACCGGGCGTGGCGTGCATGACTGCATCCACACGATACGCTACGGCAGAGAGACCAAAGAGGTGAAGATGACGGATTTGCTGAAGAAGTTACTCGAAGAGAACCCTGATATTTAATCCCAACCATAGGCAGAAAACCGCCTAAACGGTCAGCTTTCCCCATTGACTATTTTTGCATTGTATTTATTCGATGCAAAAATGGTTCGCAAGATAGACCGCTATAACAGCGATGAATATCAGCATATCCGCACCCTAAACCCGGCTTCAAAAGATGAAACATACTTCCTGAAGAATGCAGAGGCGATCTATTCTGCCTATCTGCGTGGCGCTGCCGGCGTCAGTTATGCGGAGGCATATGACTACGAAACGCTACGGCTGTTTGGCGATGGGCGTCAAAGCGAAGAGCGGTATAAAAAGTATTTCACCCGTGAGGAACTCCCCTCACCGGAATCCCCCGCCACGCTTTCAGGCGTGCTGAACTCACAATCCCACGAAGGAAAACGAAAAGGATATTTCAACGTGCTGTGGGACGTGGTAAGCCCGTCATCGAAGATCGTGAATACCCTGATTGGGAATTTCCTGTCTTACGAATACGATGTCTCGGCAGACCCGGTGGACGCTTACTCAAAGAACTTTATTGAAGATGAGAAAATCCGCCTGTGGGTAGAGAAAGAAAACATCGAATACTTCAAAATGCTTTACCAGCAGATCGGCCTTCAATACAAAGCACCTGAGTTTGTGCCGGAGACGGTCGAAGAGCTGGAGCTTTACGAGATGAACGGAGGCTTCAAACCCGCCTATGCAAAGGCAATGGAGCTTGTGATCAAACACTCGATGGACATCTCGCATTGGAGAGACGAAGTAAAGAAACAGCTATACAAAGACATCATAAACTTAGGGTTGTTTTGTGTGCGGGATTACTACTGCAAGGTTGACAATAAGGTCAAGGCACGCTATGTTGACCCTGAATACCTTGTCCTGCAATACAGCCGGCATCCGGATTTCCGGGATATAGAGTTCGCCGGCGAATTTTACGATGTGAGCATCACAGAACTGCTTGCCGAAGGGTTCAGCCGGGAACAACTTGAAGGAGTGGCAAATGAGTACAGTGGATACAAAGGCAACCCTACCGCAGAGAAATGGGGGATATACAACACACAGGTAGAGGCAAATATCTACGGATATGACTTTTACAAGGTTTGTGTCTTTGACTGTGAATGGGTTGACTCGGATGCCAAGACGACGCTGATACATAAAAACCGTTTCGGCAAGGAGACAATGACAGAGGTGGAGTATGGGTATGGCAAACGGCTCACACCAAACCAACGGCTTGTAAACACACAACAGCGATTCCGGTATTGCACGAAATGGATCGTAGGGTCGAAGTTGATCTATGACCACAAAAAAGATACCGACCAGACAAGACCGAACAAAAAAAGCGTATCCCTTACGTTCCACCCGTATAAGTTGGGGACGAAATCTATCACCAGACAACTGATCCCCCTTTATGACAACTTCCAGATTTTCTGGATAAAATACCAGAACGCTATCGCAATGGCTGTGAATAGCGGATACGCTATTAACGTGGATTCGTTGGCAAATATCAAATCTGTCAAAGGCAAGGATGCCCGTGAGGAAGGCATCAAGCGGTTTTTGGAGAGCGGGTTTTTCTTCTACAAAGAGAACAACCCACAGGGCATGCGCAACACCGTCATGCGTCCCATCGAACAACTTCCCGGAGGCATCGGACAGATTTTCACAGACATCATCGCAGGGTTTCAGTTCAACGCACGCATGATAGAAGATATCACCGGCATCAACCCGGTGGCACTCGGAGCTACACCAAACCCATCTGCCCCCGTCGGGACGACGGAAATCGCCGTACGTTCTATGACAACCACCTTAAAGCCGTTGCTTTCTGCCTACCTGTATGTGAAACAGGCGACAGCGCAGAACATATGCCGTTGGGTTCAGGTCGGGGTGCGGTATAACCGGCTGATGAAAGAAGCCTATGCCTCGGCCATAGGCGACTTCAACATTCAGTTGCTCGCCGAAGCCGAAGGCGATAACGTGCTTTATGGCGTAAACCTTGTGGCAAGGCCTACCGACGTAGAGAAAAAAGAGCTTTATGAAAGCGCCAAGATAAGCCTGATGAACGGACGGGACGGCAAGCCGGGCATCGATGAAAGCGACTTCTTTGCCATCGTGCGGATCATAGAAGGCGGTGGCTCTTTGCTGTTTGGTGAGACGGTCTTACATAACAGGATACGCAAGGCACGGGAGGAGTTTCAGCGCTCACAGATGAACATGCAGGCCATGAACGCCGAGATACAGCAAAAGGCACAGGGGGCAGCCCACGAGGCCGTGCTTGCCGAGAAAAAGATAGATCACGACTATAAACTTGAAGAGATGGCCGTGGAGCATCAATACCACCTAAAAGAGATACG